GTTGTTCTAGCCGATACCCCCTCTCACAAGAAATCCTACGCCAACGGCTCATGGGAAGACGCAGGCGGTGGCGGTGATGGCGTATCGTTCCCGACATTTCAAAGAAACGCTTCGGGCACGAAATGGTCATGCGATATGACTTATGCAGAAGTTGAGGCGGTCTATAACAAAGAAGCATATGGAACGCCTAAATCGGACTGCCCCTGTAAGGTGGTAACTCAAACAGCCTCATATTGGGGCGATATGGAGTATCTTTCAAAAAGCGACATTGATGCCGCTATAGAGGCAGGATATATGTCTTTTAATCCCCCAATTCCCGATACGCTCGGCGGAGGTTATGGCGTTTCCGATATGATGACTTTCTACGGTGACGATGGGATATTCTATAAACCCGTGTTATGAGAATTTTAGCGGTTAAGGCGAACGCTCTAAAAAGCCTTACCGAATAGAATAGGACTCGTGGGCAATGCACGAAGCCGTGAATACACAGGGGTGGGAGTGTGGCTTTGATAGATATTAGGCAACTTCCGTCCGTGATTGAAGCAATTAACACAGGACTCTCCAACAAAGAGATTGTTGAAGTTAAGGTCGAGAACAAGGGTGTCTCTGTGGTTTGCATCCACAGGACGGTCAAAGTTATAGAGAAACAACAGAAGAAAGATTGATGCACCGAACTTGATGTGGTGCTAAAAACCTAACGGTATGAGGTTAAGGGGTATATCCCCTTGACCTCTTTTTTTATTTGCGAGGTAGAGATGGCTGACAACACAGTAACAACTGAACAGGAAGTCTACGGCAACGGACTGCACAGCCTGTTCGGGCGCAGACAGATATGGTGTACGACTGACGAACTCACCGAAGACAACATCGTTGCCGAGGTGAACAGCGCATTGAGCATCCATATACAGAACCTGTTGGAGATGGAATACCTCTATTGGTATCGCAGAGGGTTACAGCCTATCCTCAACCGCAAAAAGGAAGTGCGCCCCGAAATCAACAACAGGATCGCAGAGAACCATGCGGATGAGATCGTGGCGTTCAAGAACGGCTACTTCCTTACCAAGCCTGCGTTCTACGTCTCTCGCAATGACGAGGAAGAAGCGAACGAGGAAGTCAAAGAACTCAACGAGTATCTGTACCGTAGCGGTAAGCAGGACGCAGATAACGCCATCGTGGATTGGTTTCACACGGTCGGCAGGGCGGTACTGTATGTCACCCCAAACGATGACAGCGATGTACCTGTCCTAGCCTATGCGCTTGACCCTCGGTCTGCGTTTGTAGCGTATGACCTAACACCGAGCCATTCGCCGAAACTTGCCTGCAACATCGTGGTCAACAACGGAGAGTTAAGCGTGGATGCCTACACCAAAGACACGGTGTACAGGCTGAAAGGCACGACCATCGGCAGGTTCATGACAAACGACCCGACCTTTGTAGCAACGGTCACCGAGTTGGTAGGAACAGAACCGAATGTTCTGAAAGAGATACCAATCATTGAGTATCAGTACAACTCCGTATGGATGGGCGCATTCGAGTCTGCCCTGCCCTTGCTTGACGCAATCAACACCGTAATGTCCAACCGAGTGGACGGTGTAGAACAGTTCATTCAGAGCCTTGCCATCGCAGTTAACTGCGACCTTGACGATGATGTTACAGCCAATGACATCAGACAGGCAGGAATGATTGTCCTCAAGTCCATAGGCGAGAACAAAGCAGACTTCAAGATATTGTCCGAACAGTTGAATCAGAGCGAGACGCAGGTATTGGTTGACTACCTCTATCGGCAGGTCATGACCATCTGCGGTATGCCGAACTCGCAGAACAGCAGGTTCGCAGGAGCGGACACGCAGTCAGCGCAGTTGGCAAAGGATGGTTGGTATCAAGCGGATACCGTGGCAAGGAACACCGAAGACCTGTTCGTTAAGTCCAACAGGAAGTTCGACAAGATATTCCTCGACATCCTGCGCAGGAAGAACCTCACGAAACTGAAACCGAGTGACATCAAGTTGCAGTTCAGCCGTAACGAGACAGCCAACGTACAGAGCAAGGCGCAGGCAATGTACACCCTGCTTGGCGCAGGACTTGCCCCCGAACTTGCGTTCGCAAAGAGTGGCATCTCCAATGACCCTGTCACGGATGTGGCTCTGTCCAAGAAGTACTTGAACCTCGTATGGGGCAACCCCGATGCGCCGATTGAGAAGACGGTTGAGGGCGCAATGATTGCGAACCCCGAAGACGGCACAACGGCAGAGGGAGAGCCTACTGCGAATCAGCCGAAAGAGTCCATGACCGAAGTCAACGCCAACAAACCCAACGTCGGTCAGACATGGGTGAACGGCTATTGGAAGAGTAAGTAATGGCATTAGCGCAGTTTGACGAACTGAACATGTTGGAAGACCGCATCACAGAGTTTTCCGAAAGCGTTGGTACAGCGACCGAAGCGGAGAGCCGAACACTTTCTGCTTCGGCGGTGGAAGACGAATTAGAAGACCTGCTGATTATGGCTTACACGATGGGCGTTGACTACGCAAACGATGTGCTAGGCACAGATGTCAAGGCTGACACGCAGGAATTGCAGGACACGATCTATCGGAAGATAGACGGCAAGGACTTCAAAGACCGTGTGCGAGAGCACATGGCAGATGGACAGTACGGACTTGTGGGCAACACCGCAAGAACGGATGCGCAGATGGCGTACAACCAAGCGGTGCTGAACACCGCACGGGCTAGTGGCGTAGAGGGCGTGAAGAAGCGGTGGTACACCATGCACGATGACAAAGTCCGAGACACCCATTGGTGGCTCGATGGTGTGACCGTTCCCCTCGATAAAGAGTTCTATATCGGCTACGAACATGCGCAGAGACCCTGCGGTTTCGGAGTACCCGAATTGGACTGTAACTGCCGTTGCTATCTGCAATTAGTGAAGTAACACGCAAGTGTTCATATATCCGCTGTAGAGAAACAGCGTCAACAAATCGCAACTATATCGTCAGAGAAGACGGAAATCGCAAACATAGTCGGAGATGACTTAAAAGCGCAAGGAGAACGAGATGAAGATTGATGTGACGAAAATCGAAAACTACGAAGCAATGACCCCCGAAGAGAAACTCGATGCAGTTCTGAACTTTGAGTTTGAAGTACCGCAGGTCGAACCGCCGAAAGCGGATGACACAGAGGTGAACAAACTGAAGCAGAGACTGAACGAAGTAACGAGTGAGTCTGCCAACTACAAGAGACAGTTGCACGAGAAGATGTCCGCTGACGAACGTGCGAAAGCCGAGCGTGAAGAGCAGGAACAGGCACTCCGCAACGAACTGAACACCCTGCGCAGAGAGCGGACGGTATCCATTTACACCTCCAAACTGATGGAGAGCGGATACGATGCACTAACTGCAAAGACGATGGCAGAGGGTCTGCCCGATGGTATCGGTGACGACTTCTTCACATCGCAGAAATCGTTCTTAGAAACCACGATTCAGAACACCAAAGCACAAGTCCTTAATCAGCAACCGCAACCCACACAGGGTTCTCCGCTGACAGGCAAACAAGCAGAAGACCTCGAATACGAAAAACTTCGTAAATGGGCAGGTCTCAAATAACAAAAAATAATTAGGAGAAAAAGATTATGGCAACAACTATGACAGCCCCTGTGAACAATAGCATCGCTCTTGCACAGAAGTATCTGCCTATCCTCGATGAGATTTACAAAGAGGGTTCTAAAACTTCCATCCTCGATACCGCTGAATACAACGTGAGATGGATTGGAGCAAAAACAATTCAGTTATTCAATAGCGCATCCGTTGGTCTTGCCAACTATAGCCGTAACGCAGGTTACCAAGTTGGTGATGTGACACAGGCTTGGGAAAACTACACCCTGTCCGTTGACCGTGGTCGTTCTTTCAGCGTTGACGTAATGGACAACGATGAGACTCTCGGCATGGCATTCGGCTCTCTGATGGGTGAGTTTGAGCGTGTACACGTTATCCCCGAAGTAGATGCATATCGTCTTGCCAAATACGCAGGTCTCGTAAAGGCAGGTGCAAAGACCGCCGCTACCGACCCGACCGCAAGTGGCGTGAACATCGCTTCGCAGATTGACGAGGGCATGGCTTACATGGATGAACTCGAAGTTCCGCACGAGGGACGTATCTGCTTCATCTCCCCCAAAGCCTATGAGAACCTCAAGGCGAACGTTGCTCGTTACACTTTGAACCTTGAGAAAGATGTCAACAACAACATTGAGATGTACAACGATCTCCGCTTGGTCAAAGTACCGCAGGCTCGTTTCGCTACAGTTTGCACCCTCAATGCCCCGACAACTTCCGCAGGTGCAGGTGGATTCACCTTGAGTGGCAACAACTCCAACTTCCTCATTGTCGATCCTAGAGCGACCATGCAGGTCATCAAGCACCTCATTCCTCGTGTCTTCTCCCCCGAAGTCAATCAGGAAGCGGATGCTTGGAAGTTCGACTACAGGGTCTACCACGACTGCTTCGTACAGGCGCAGAAACTCGATGGTCTGTACCTCGGACTCGGCACGGCGATCTAATGTTTCGCATATTAGCAGACGGTTCTATCCAAGTTGGGATTCTTCCCAACTTGGAGTCTGCCCCCGAAAAGGCAGAGCCAAAGGAAGAGCCAAAGAGTGCGCCTAAAGCAGAACCCAAGAAGAAAAAGAAATAACTCGAAGAGGTAGACCAATGACAGACGAACAGAAACTCACAATGCTCAAGACAATGCTCTTCCCCGATGGGGTCGATGCGGATGAGGTTGCTACTGTTGAAGCGCAGTTAGGGGTCTACCTCGACTTGGCTCAACAGGCAATTCTCAATTATAAGTACAGTTACTCTTCGGCAGGTATACCCGAAGAGTTGCCTAGTGAATACGATGTGATACAGGTCATGGCGGTAGCGCAGGGATTTGCGCAGATAGGTGCGGAGGGGCAGGTTCTCTCCATCGAGAACGGCATCCACCGCCATTGGAAGTATGAAGACATGGTGGCTTACATCTACTCCCATGTCATACCGATAGCAAAGGTGACAGGATGAGAGACGTACAGCGGAACAAACAGACCCTCTACTACGCCCTACGCACAGGAAGCGTGGAGAACACGGATGAATACGGCAATGTCACGGGAACGTTCCGTGAGGTCTACGGTGAGCCTGTAAAGTACCGCAAAAATGTGAGTGCTCCAAAGGGAACTATCGACCTAGAGCGTTTCGGTCTCGACTCGAAGTACACGAGAGTGATTGCGACCACAGACATGAATTGCCCTATTGCCGAGGACTCGATCCTGTGGGTGGGCATTAAACCTACCGATACAGAGGGAAACCCTGTACCCCACAACTATGTCGTTCAGCGCATCGCACCGACCATCAATCAGTTGCTGATAGCAATCAAGGAAGTCCATGTCTCGTAGAACGATAGAAGTGAACGTCCTCTCTAAGAAGAGCATCAACTCGGCTATCAAAGAGTTAAGAGAGTACGCAAAGGAAATCGAAAACCAAAAGATAGACGAGTTCATGGATAAGGTTGCGTTAGACATGTGCGCCATCATTAACCGCAGGTTTCTTGCGGTGGATAAAGGCATGAACCCCAACGTGACTATCGCTCACTACGATAGAGACGGACACTCAAGGGTTATCAGAGCAGGTGGCGAACAGGTGGCGTTCCTAGAGTTTGGCGCAGGTGCGGAAGCAGGTAACGGCATATACCTAGACCTCGGCTTCACCGCAGGCTCATGGTCAGCAGAACACGCTAGAACCTATCAAGCGTGGGAAGAAAGCGGTTATCAAGGGGTGTACCGATATGAGCAACCCCCTGCTAGGGGATTTGATACGGCTATATCCGAACTACATGAAATCATCGAGAGAGCCGTAAACGAGGTATTCAAATGATTGATATAGAAAACACCCTGTTCAATGCGGTGGCAACACAACTCCGCACGAACCATGAGGGCATCAAGGTTTACGGAGAGTACGTTCCCGAACCTGCGAGTTTCCCTTGTGTGAATATGTGGGAGAACTCCAATAGCGTCTACGCAGATATGGAGAGCAACACTTCCCTTGATGACTATGTGAACGTAGGGTACACCATCCAAATCTTCACAAACACGCAGACCAAGAAAGAGGACGGCAAAGCGTTGGCGCACGAGATAGACGACATCATGCTCCGCTATCGATTCCGCAGAACCCTTATGCAACAGATACCAAACATCGACCGAACCATTTACCGCATCGAATTAAGATACACAGGCACAGTCAAGCGAACAGATTACGGTGACGAGAACACCACGATCTATAACGTATACCCACGATAAATCTAACAAGGAGAAATACACATGGCTCTTGAGATCACAACTGTCGGAGCAACCGTCAAGTATTGTATCGAGACCACCGCAG